GTTATCCGTCAGGGTCATGCTCATCAGACGGTCGCTGATATTGCCGGTAATATCCCTGCTGTCGAGCATCAGCATGTAATCCGGCGTCAGCGTACTGCCTGCATCAAATGTCAGCGCATCCAGCATTATCCCACCTCCGTCATACCCGTGAATTTAGTCGCCATACTGCCAGCCTTACCGATGAGCGATTCCGCCTGTTTGCCGATATCGCCATAAAGCGCGGCCAGTGATTCATCAACGCGGGTGAGCGACAGCGTAAAATCAATTTTCCGGGGTGTGCCGTCTGCAAAGAAAATACTCCCTGTTTCACTCACCCTGCTGATGACATACATGCCGTAAATCATGCCGGTGCCATCCAGCAACGGCCACGCCCGACCTTCCTCTGCCATCAGCCTGAGCGTAGTCATCGTCAGCTTTCCGCCGGTCAGCTCGGGATAAAGCACACCGGCCAGCGTGATGTTTTCCTCACCCACACCGAGAAACTGAAAGGCATCCCGTTTACCGATACGGGAATTTGACGGCCAGCGATAATCTGATTCACGCTGCATGGTCTGGTGTGGCAGCGTCTGGCGCATAAAAACAAACATACCTAACGCGAGCATCATTTTTCGTCACCTCCTTAACCGTCATGCATCATGCTGGCACGGGCGCGCGCACGTTTATCCCGCTCGTATTTTTCGAGCGCAGCCTGTAACTGGCGGTCAAGCTGTGTCCCCGGCGCATTACCACCCGTCAGGCTGATGTGATATTCGTTTTTACTCTGGTCCACATAAGAGCGGCTAGCCGGTGCCGTGACCGGCTGATAAGCCTGATAGCCTGCATAAGAGCTGGTCGCCGGAATATAACCACCGCTGCCATACGTGGCGGCTTGAGTTCTGGCGGCGGTCTGGTCAAGTGTGTCTGACTCTTTGTTGATAACACCGAGTTTTTCCAGTACCCAGTCAATACCGCTGCGCAGTTTGTTGAACGCATTAAGCGGCAGCATCAGCGCGTCAGCCAGTGCCTGCCCGAACATGACCCCCGTGTCACGGCAACTGTTCAGGGTGTCCTGAGTGGCTTTGACCGGGGCAATCAGGTTTTTAAACCACTGCCACGCGGCCTGTAACTTTTCACCCAGCCAGTCAAACAGCGGCTTAAGTGGCGTGAACAGTTCCCCCACCGGCGCAAATGCCGCTTTCAGCCCTTCAACCACACCGCCAAAGAATGCGCTGACAGGCTCCCAGTATTTACGGATAAGTAACGCTCCGGCGACAATGGCGGCCACCACGGCCACTACCGGCCAGCTAATCGCCCCGATGGCCGTCATAACAGCACTGCCAACCGTCGTGAAGATTGCCCCCATTGCGCCTGCTGCCGCGATGATGGCATTAATGCCGGTGATAACCGGCCAGGCTACAAGACCAATTGCACCGATGATGCCAATAAGCGCCAGTGCGCCACCGGCAATGATGCCGATGGTTGACGCCAGTGATTTGTTTTTCTGGATCCAGCCGTCGAGTTTTAACACATACTTTGTGGCCGTCTGCGTGAGATTACGCAGTGCGCCTTCCTGCTGGTCAAACAGGTCTGTCCCCACCGCTTCATAAGCGGACTGAAACTCCTTAAAGTCACCGCCGAGATTGTCCTGCATGATATTTACCAGCTCTGCGGTCTTCCCGTCTGAGGCTTTAAACGCAGCAGTCAGTTTGTCCAGCTTTCCGGTTGAGGCGGCAGTCATCAGCACGGCGGCGGCTGAGCTGGCTTCCTCCCCGAAAATGGTTTTCATGTATTCAGCCTGCTGGGCAGTACCGAGCCGGTTTTTCTCAAAACTGGCCTGCATTTCTTTCAGAATGGTAAATATTGGCCGGGTGTTTCCCTTACTATCTGAGGTTTTCACACCAAGTTCTTTGAGTGCATCCCATGCTTTTCCCGTCGGTGCCTGCAGGCGGCTTAACACGGCACGACTTCCCGTCCCCGCCATTGAGCCTGTGATTTTTGCATCATGCAGCGCCCCAACCATTGCGGCGGTTTCTTCAATGCTGACACCGGCATTTTTTGCCACAGGTGCGGCATAGGTCAGCGCATCGCTCATGCCGTCAAAATCGGCGGCGGTTTTGTTCATCGTCATGGAGAGAACATCCCCGATATGAGCGACCTTATCGTTTGAAAGTTGAAAGGCGGATTTCATCCCCATTAGCAGGGCGGCGTTTTCTTCCATCGTGCGGCGATTCGCCAGCGCCATATTCAGCGTGACCGGCGTTGCCGCCTGAATGGCATCAACATCCCCACCGGCTTTCGCAATGATAATCTGCGCACCGGCTGCATCATCCGCCGAGGCGGCGGTATTATCGCCGAGCTGGCGCGCCTGTTTGCGTAGTGCGGTCATTTCGGCGGAGTCTTTTGCCACTCCGAGCACGGCCTGCAATTCTGAGTTTTTCTGCGCAAACTCATAACCGGGCATCAGCAACTTAACTCCGGCCATCGTTCCCGCCGCCGCAATCCCCACACCGGCAGCGCCTACTGAGGCCATATTTCCGGCCAGTTCCTTGCCTGCCTGATAACGCTGTTTTACTGCGTTAAGTTTTGCCTGTTGCGCACTGACACGCGCCAGCGCGTCACGCTGACGGTTAAGCTGTGCGGTGGTTTCACTGATACGGTTTTTCAGCCCCTGCTCATCATGTGCAAGATTGCGGGTATTAATTCCCACAGCGGCCAGTTCCCGCTGCTGGCGTTTAACGGAATCTGTCAGGCGGTTATATTTCGCCTGTAAGTCCTCCGCCGCACGCTTTGCGGATTCCAGCACTTTCGCCTGAGCACGGGTCGGACGTTCGGTGTTTTTAAACTGTGTGGCAAGGGCTTCGGCCTCCTGCCGTGCCTTTTCAAGTGCATGACCAGTCACGGCGAGCTGTGCACTGGTCTTGCGGAATCCCTCAATACGGGATGCCTGACCGTTCAGCTCGCGCAGTGATTTTTGTGTTTCCCGGATATCCCCCGACAGCGATTTGCTCGCTGTGCGGATGGATTTAAACGGGCGGGATGCCTGGTCAACAGCCCTGAGCAATACCTGTAATTTTACATTGTTACTCATTCGTGTTTCCGCTTCGCCGGAGCGCCTTTTCGCGCCATGTGATGAGTTCGGTCAGGCTCATGGGATACAGTTCTGATGGCGGCCAGTGAAATATCACTGCCACATCTGCCATCAGGTCATCGACCGACAGATTTTTCGGAAACGTTACTGCACCGAGTTCGGCGACAAAAAACCGACCACCTTACCGGCCAGCGCCACAAGGTCAGGCAGTTCCAGTGCGGCAACTTCCTGCTCGGTCAGCATCGGTGCCGTCATGCGCGGCAACACCTTAATTAGTGCATCAACTTCGGAGTTTGCGACCGCAGCCAGACTGACACCGCGCAGCGTCCCGGCACTGGGTTTCATCAGCGTGACCTGTTCGATGACCTGCTCACCACGCTTGACCGGATTGTCCAGGGTAATCACATTTTCTTTGTTCATGGTTTTCTCACTTCTGAATCAGGGTTAACCGGTCAGCCTGGCTGACCGGATGAAAATCACAGGCCGATATTGCGGCGGTGTTGCTCCAGCCGGTCGACGCCGTTCACCTTCTCAATCATGTTGATGGTGTCGATTTCGACCAGCTCCTTACCGTCCATCGTCAGCCGGAAATAGGTGCAGACCACGGAGATTTTCGACTCAGTGTCTTCTCCCTGTTTACCCTCGCCGGTGTCGATTTCTTTCTGACGTCCACGCATGACCACTTCGACGGCCACCGTTTCGCCGGTATCGTCACGCTGGTAAGAGCCTGCAAAACGAATCGGCACAGCATCCACACCGGTTGCGGCGTAAAGCTCCCAGATAACCGAATCCGGGAAGCCCCCGAGCGACCACTCCATTGACAGCGCATCGTCATCAAGGCCGAGGTCTACCGGTGCGCTGCCGTTCATCCCCGCACCGCGATAGTTTTCGAGCTTACGGGTCAGTTTTGGCAGCGTGACGGACTTCGCGACGCCCTGATAGCTGTAGCCGTTCAGAAAGACGTTCATTAACTTGAGTTTGCGCGGCATTGCCATCGGTCAGGCTCCTTAATTGCTGTTAACCGAGGTGACCAGATTTGCCAGGTATTTATCGGTAATACGCTGGCGCAGGGTCAGGTTTTCAAGAGGAGGCACCGGTGTATAGTCGTAGTCGATATACAGTTTTCCGGCCTTGAGGGTTTCCACATCGTTGGATTCTTCGCTGAACCAGCAGGTCGCATCCACGATATAGCCGTTTGTTTTCAGCTCACGGAATTTGGCATTGATGCCGTCAACGATGTCGCGAATCAGCGTTGCGGTGATGGGCTTGTCCACCGCCCACATGTGCGCCTCAGCCATCGTGTCGGCCAGCACCTGCGCGGTGCGGGTATAGTTTTCAAAGAGGAACAGCGGGTCATCAGAGCAGGTACGGTTACCCCAGAATCGGAAACCGTCGCGGCGAATCAGCGTAGTGACGCCTGACTCGTTAAGCAGGTCAGCATCGGTGCCGGACTTCTGCAAATCCCAGAAGACGGATGCGCTGATGCCGGTAACACCGTTCACCCCGACGTTGGACAGCGTTTTATGCCAGCCCTGCTCCTGGTCGATTTTAGCGCGCAGACCCAGCGCACGGGCGGTGGCATACGCGGTGGCGGTGGTACTGGTGACCGTATCCCATGCGAGGAAATCCGGCCAGATGACCATCAGCTCACGCTGGCTGAAATTCTGGCGGTAGGCTTTCACCTCGGAAATGGTCTTACAGCCCCATGCGCTGATATACCCGAAAGCGCGCAGCTTCTGACAGACTGATGCCAGTGCAACAGCCACCTCTTTGGTGTCCAGTCCCGGCACACCGAGAATACGCGGTTTAACACCGGTTACCGACTCCGCCGCCAGCAGGGCTTTCAGTCCGGTGTACTGACCGTTTTCGTCGGTGGTGCCGATGATATTGGAAACGGTCTGCGCGAGTTTCGTTTCCTCGTCATCACCGGTGCCGTCTTCCACGCGCACGACAACGGTGACCGGTTTTGACTGGTCAGCGATGGCCTGCAACGATGCCGCCAGCGTGCCTTTTTTACCGGCCTTTGCAATTGCGCTCTGCACATTGGTAATCAGCACAGGTTTATTGAGGGGGAAGGTTTCCGCATCCGCATCGCTGGCCGTGCAGACCATGCCGACAATGGCCGTGGATACGGTGGAAATGACGCGGGTGCCGTCGTTAATCTCCAGCACCTGCACGCCGTGATGATAGTCACTCATCCGTTTAACTCCGTGGTTAATGGGTGAGTGGTATTTTCTGTTGTGCAGAGCATGAGACGCTATTTGACCTGGCTGGTCAGTGGATGAAACAACAGATAAAGAAAAGGCGGACAATCCGCCCGCCTGTCATGATTTGTACACACTCATTTTCCGACTGACAATTTACATAACCCAAAAGTTATCAAATCTGACAGTCTGCTTTGAGCAAGAAGCGGACATTTGCCTGTCAGGGTATATGCCGCTCTGCGGTTATTATCCAGAATCAATAATTCATCTGAGTTGGATTACATATAAAACATAGTTACCCCATGAATAACCATTAGCAGATCATCAATTATGTAAATCTTTTGTTTCAGGTTTTTTTGGGTGTTGTGACAACAAATGGCTATAGCGTTTAAGCAAAATATTAGAAAGATTAAACTCATTCATGAAGTGTTCTTCTAATAAGTAACCATCAATATCAACTTTAATATCATTACTACTTTTCATCTTCTGTAACGTAGATTTTACACACTCCAGCAGGATGCTTTGCTCATGGTAATAGTCCATAAGAAGAGTAACATCCTCTTTATCAAGTTTACTTAATTCACTGAAGTAGGCTTTAAAAACTTTATCAGTCTGGTTTAATGCAATCTGTAAGCGAGGCCCTCCTAATGATTTGACATTAATGGCAAAAGGCTCGCCAACAAAATGCTCCGAATTTTCGTCAAAGCCAATATTTCTCGTTTTATCAAGAAAAGTGAGAGCGCGATGGTTATTAGCGATTTCATATGCAAACATTGTTCTGATACTGTCTCTCTCAGCCTCCATGCTTATATCATCACGATGATTCGTATAAAATATATTTCCAATAAAGAGAACCATAGCAAGAATCACTGAACTTGCCTCCCAATTAATATTTTTTAATCGTCGCTTAGTAAACATACCGCACCTTAATTATCAAAAATATTCCTTCAGTGTTATCTGGTTAGCCTAAACCAAGACATTAAAGTCCGCAGGATATCATATACATAAAATGTATTGATTAGAATTTGCACTAATAAAATAATGCTTTACTAAAATCTACTCCAGACACAGAGCGGCCTGTCAGATTAGGCTTTACTCTGTGCCATAGATATGTAAGCTCACACCAGAGCTCATACAACTTATTGCGGCATTTCCGGCCATTCAGGATTTGCAGGATCCACACGACTGACCAGAACGCTGTAACGCTCCCATGCATCCAGTCGGCTACGCTCCTCATCTGTTGCCATATTCAGCCTGACAGCGCGCTCCAGCGGCACAATCACGGATTCGGCTTCGGAAAGCAAAGTTGCCTTTTGTGATTCTGCCAGTTGCTGCTGTTCGTCTGCCGTATAAATCCGCTTAATCACGGCACCATCCTTAAACATCCATTTACCTGAGTCATCAGCACGTCGGTTGGCGGTAATATCAGGAACCTCGACAACGCTAAAACCTTCAGGGTTAAGCGTTGAAGCATCTCTGGTGATGCCGACAATTATATTATTCTCGTCGTAAACAATCTTTATCGTGTCTTCCTGAAAATTACTTACTTCCTCATACCAGTTTTTTCCGTCTTCAGACCATAACCAGACAACATCAAAATTTTTTGTCAGTTGATATTGGGCAACAGTTTTGGGATTACCCGCAGTAATATTTTTTAAATGCTGCATAAATTATACCTGTGCGACGTTATACCATGTGCCATTAATGTATTTTTGTATTGGTCTGAATACTGCGGGGTCATCACCATCGACTTCACCGACAATACCAAGCCCTGTAATTACATGGCCTGATTTTTCATACATCACACCTTTTTGCATAGTCTGAACAACACGTGTGCCCAGGCGAATATCTCGTACATAGCGAGAATCCGATTCAGCTTTGGTATATGCACCAATATCTCCCGCAGAGGGTTTGCGGGTTGTGGTGTAAAACTCTGACCAGTTAGCCTCAAATCCATAACCATCACGTGCTGAACGATAAAAAATACCGCCGTTCTTATAATTCACACGGAACTGTACGGCAGGGCAACTCCCCGCATTCATATTGAAGTGGAGGATTAATGTCGATGCACCGCTGATATCTGCATCATAAACACCGCTATTCCAGTTCCAGCCAACAGCTTTATCATTTGCAACCCTGCTTCCTGTTTGCCCTAAAGCAAATGCAGGCTGCTGGTTTTTCGTGTTGTAGTCTCGTCGCCAGCCGGGGGCATAAGCATCACCATGATTAATATAAGTGAATTGAGCGTTAGTGGTGCCGCCTCCGGTAGAAGTGCTTGGTGTTGTTACACGGATGGTCATGGCACCTTTATTACCCATAACCTCAATAACGCAACCTGCAAGATGAATAGTTCCACAGCCAGTATCGGTAATAATTTTATTATTGCCGTATGACCATGAACATTTGCACATCCAGTACGGATGATTAAATGCACCACGGGAATCCAGCCATTCAATAAACTGAGCGGTTGTCCAGTTTCCGGCTTCAGTGCTCAAAGCGCCGCTATAAGCACGACAGGCACCGATATTTTTCGTGAAGGTATCCTTTCCCGGAATATCCGCACCGTTCTGATCTTTCTGAAGACGTTTTTCAGCATTGTCATAGGCAGACTTCACTGCTTTTGGTGTTGCGGCCAGCGTTTCAGAATCACTGTTGGCGGCGCTACTGAGCTGAACAAGACCTTTCCGCGCCGTGGTGGCGTCCTGTGCAGTGTATTTCCCGTTAGCAAGGTCATACGCGGCCTTTACCGCCTTTGGCGTTGCCGCAAGCGTTTCAGAATCGCTGTTGGTGACGCTACTGAGCTGGACAAGACCTTTTCGCGCTGTGGTGGCGTCCTGTGCGGTATATTTCCCGTTAGCAAGGTCATATGCTGCTTTTACCGCTTTTGGTGTTGCGGCAAGCGTTTCAGACGTGCTGTTGGTGGCACTACTGAGCTGGACAAGACCTTTTCGCGCTGTGGTAGCGTCCTGTGCGGTATATTTCCCGTTAGCCAGGTCATATGCGGCCTTAACCGCTTTCGGCGTTGCAGCCAGTGTTTCAGACGTGCTGTTGGTCGCACTGCTTAACTGAGTAAAACCTTTTGCGGTCAGCGAGGCGTCCGGGTGACGTCGTGACTGTTCATGTTCTGCAATTTTGTCATCAACGTAATCCTGCGTCGCCATCACCGTTGTGGTGTCAATGGTCAGCTCCACTGAGGTCACACTGCTGACGATGATGACCATGCGACAGGTCTGCGAACGCCCTGAGCCTTCGGCAAGAGCTGGCTTATAACTTTCGGCCATGTTCGCCACGGCAATTAATGTTCCCGCATCATCGTACAGGCCAAGCTCACGCATCCAGAAACCGCCCACCTCCGGCGGAATAACCAGCTCTGCGATAATATAATTACTGTTTCGTTTGTCCTGGCTGATTTTGTTCAGCGCATGTCGCCAGACTTCATGGATAAGCCCGGTCTGTCCGGCATCCGGGACAGGCAATTTACCACCGCCATCCCCGACGGCCATCGTGGTAATGTTGACCTTCCGCCCTCCCGGCGCGGTTGCCGCTGCCAGCTTTGCTGCACCGGCAGTGGTGATAACGGTTCTGAATTTTGTGCTCATTATTCCTCACTTATCCGGGGTAAACCGTAATTACATCGCCGTCATAAGCCACACCACCGGCGAACAGGTAGCCGGGAATGTCCCGGGTAATGTTCAGGCCAATAAGGTGGCGGCTTGCAGGTTTGGCATCAGCAATCAGCCGTTCCATTTCCTGATACATTGCCTCTGTGATGCCACTTTCCAGTACACCAATATCAAGCCGGAAGGTGCCCGGCGGGTCACTGGTTTCCCACCACTCCGTCACGTTGATGAGATAGCCGAGCGGCTCCACCACACGCCGGATGGCACCGATAGTGCCCTTATGACAGTGGATGAAATAGGCATCGCGGATAACGGCGCGTTTGGTCGCTTCCGGCCACTTTTCATCCCACCTGTCGACCGAAAACGCCCACGCCAGCCACGGCAGCAGATTTGCCGGACAGGTATCCGGGTTCCACAGTTCACGAATCCTGACCGGCGTTTTTTCAATTTCCGCACAGGCTTTTGCGGCGGCAACTTCAAGCGGTGATGAGCCGGTCGGCAGCAGTCGCGAATCACTCATCCGAGCCTCCGGTCACGACGCGGTATTCGGTACAGAAAGACGCCTGCGTACTGTTGAGCACGATGTCGGCCAGCGGTGCAGTCAGTTCGACACGCTGCACGCCTTCCACATGCAAAGCGGCATAAATGGCAGACAGACGGATGTCGCGCCCCAGCCGGTGCTGTGCCGTGATGTACGCTTCCAGTTTTTTCACGGCAGCAGCGCGTATGGGTTCGCTTTCGGGACCAGGGTAAAGGTAAAGCGTGGCGTTTATCTGGTATTCAACGATGGCGGCAGACTGCACGGTCACGCGGTCGGCCACCGGCCTGACGTCCTCGCCATTAAGGGCGTTACGCACCACCGCCAGCAGGTCTTCGGATGCGACACCGTTATTTTCACGTGACAGCACAGAGATGGTGACGCAGGCCGGAGACGGACTGGTTACAGAAATATCCGCGACACGCCCGTCGGCACTGCGACCATGATACTGATAGGCCCCCACCGACCCGGCGACGCTTAAACCTTCAAACGCCTGCTGAATACGCAGACGATAATCCGTGTCAGATTCCATCACTGCCGGTGTCGGCGGGATGGTCGAATCATCTGCCGGGGTGATAATCAGGCGCGTGGTGTTGTAATTGGCACCAATCACATCAAGGTCATTACCGGCAGCACAGGCCAGCATCACCGCCCGTGCGGCCTCATTCACACGCTGACGCCAGATAAGCTCACGATAAGCATTTTCCTCCAGCAGTTTGACGAGAGGTTCGGATTCCAGCGTCAGGGTACGGGCGACCGCCTCCTGCTGGTCTTCCGGGTAAAGGGAAATCAGTGTCGCCTTGCGTTCGGCAAGAATGGTTTCAAAGTCCAGCTCCTCGACCACATCCGGTGCGGGTAGCTGGTTCAGGTCGATAATCGGCATGGTTTCAACTCACAGGGATGGTTAACGAAAGTGGCTGGCCGGTGTCGTTATGCTGGCCGGTTAACGTAACTGTCATTCGACCGTCAAAGCTGCGCGCCGTGGTGACGGATGACAGGGTGACGCGGGGTTCCCATTTCAGCACCGCCATGTAACAGGCGACCTTAATCTGCAACTCAAGCGCCGGGGTCTGCGGCTGGTCAATCATTGACGCCAGCAACGAGCCGTAATCACGCCGCATCACCCGTGAGCCGACCGGTGTGCGCAGGATATCGCCGATACTTTGGCTGATATGCTCAAGGTCAGTGACAGTCAGGCCATCACTGCGATTCATTCCGAGATAACGCGCTGTCATTTTGTCCCCTGTGTCCAGTTGTCACCTGACTTAACACCACCGTGACCGTGGTCATCCACCTGAACGCCGTTAGAAGTGAATTTCCCGTCGGTATGCGCGATGTTGCCGCGCATCGCCCCGCCCTTCTGCACTTCCAGCGTGCCGGTAATCAGTTTGTTGGTGCAAACCACCTCCGGTGTGTCCAGGGTGACGCGGGCTGATGCTTTCACCATAACCACCGGCACCGTGGCAGTAACAGAATCAGAAGCCGTCACGCTGGCCGTTTTAATTCCGCTTACCGTGAGCGCGCTGGTTTCGGGTTCATACTCAATCACCGCCCCGTCAGGGAAACGGATATGCAGGGCATCCGCCGACGCAGACGGCGCGGGGTTATCACCGGAATAAATCCCCGGCAGAACGAACGCCGTGTCGAGTTCACCGCCCACGGCCAGAATCAGCACCTGTTCCCCCACGGAAGGTGCCCACCATGTGCGCGAACGTCCGGCGCGATGGGTCAGCCACTGAAGCCAGTCGGTGCACATGCCGCCGGTCTGCACACGGCAGCGACCGGCGTTAAGGTCGGTTTCGACGATAATGCCGGTGCGGATTATGTTGCGCAGTGCGCGCGCGAGTTCCTGAATATTTGCGAGAGTGTTCATAACGGGAAGGATGCCGCCGGGTCATACCGGCGGCAATGTGACGATGAGGTGTCGGGAATGGCACAACTAACGGTTGAGGTGCGCCAGAATAATCTCTTCAATCATCTGCACATCCTCACCGGTAAAGCCGAGCAGAGGACGCGCCGGATAATCAATTTTCTTACCGTCTTTCCGGGTTTCTTCCGACAGACCGAACTGATGCACGCTGGCGATTTTCGGCGACTTCCCGCCGTAAAATTCCATTGATGCCTGTTCCGGGCTGGCGCGGATATGCAAAAAACGACTGGTGATAAGTTTCGCAAACATTTTTCGCTTAACGCGACCGGTCTTTTTTCTGGCGCTCTGCTGCTGACGTGGCGCGTAGGGGGTGCCGTCCGGGGCTTTCTGTGCCATCACCCGACGCTGCTGACTCTGACGCAGACGTTTCGCCAGTTCGGCGCTCAGTCGCCGACGCCCTGACGGTGACAGCGATTCAATCAGCCCGGTCAGCCGGTCTTCAAAACGCTTAAACTCATTCATCCCACTTGCTCACCAGTTCGCCATTGATATACAGCTCCATCGGGCGGGTGACCGGCTCCGGCGGCAGAGGTTCCGGGATATTCTTCACATGCAGCGCGCCGTCCACCTCACTGACCAGCGTGCGCTCGGTCAGCATCAGGCTGATGCTGATATCAAAGCTGCTGTCATTGTTGATGTCTGCATAAAACGTGAAGCCCTTTTTCTGACCTTCGTCAGTGGTCATGATGTCGGGCTGATTTTCCCGCAGCCACGCCAGCACCGGCACAATGAGCAGGTCAAAATCACCGGTAAAGTCGGTCACAATCACATTGAGCGTGTAACGCTTTTCGAATGACAACGACGTCGCCAGTGTGGAGGCAATACTCCCGTTATCCACGAATATCCGCAGCATCTCGGGACTGGTTTTCAGCACCGTGACGGCATCAGTCAGCGCCCTGCGCAGGCTGTCGGGTTTGAGCATCGTTTTCGTCCTGACAGTGTTTAATCATTTTTACCTGGCTGGCACAGCGTGCCAGCGCGTTCTCAAGCTGCCGGATATCGGCACTTAAATCGCCGTTAGTCTGCGGGTCACTGCCCGGCATCGGGCAAAGGCTCACTTTCGGGCAGGCGTTGTGGACAATCACTGGCGTCGGTGCAGGCCGGACGCTGGTGCAACCGGCGCACAGCATCAGGCAGGTCAGCACCGTACCAGCGGCGAAAATCTTCGTTTTCATTGAGTAACCTCGTGATGGTTTTCTCGCGCTGTGCTTCACGCTTCGCGGCGTTCTCCAGTTCCTGACGCAGTACCACCTGCGCCAGCTCGTTTTTGTCTGCTCTGGTGAGGGCAACATGAAGCTGATTTTTCAGCATGGTGATGGTCGTCTGCTGCCCGCTGGCGACGTTGTTCGCCCTGTCCAGCGAGGCGCGCAGGCTGGCGTTTTCATGCTTCGCCAGAAACAGCCCCGCCACCGCCAGCGATAACAACACGACCAGCACAGTCATCAGCTTTGACATGGTTCCCGCCCCTCAAAACGCTGACGGCAGGCCGTACGTATCAGCCGGAAGAACACCGATGCCACGAGATAAATCAGCGCGGTAAAAATCCACCCGGCAGCGACCAGCGAGATAAATGTCGCCACCATCACCACCAGAGCCACTGACCGCCTGCGCCACGGCACCGGCTGCAAAAACAGCGACGTGACAATCTTCACGGCCAGCGATTCCGGCGGCAGCTCCCGTCCGTAGCGTTCCAGTACATACTCAGTGGCATACACACCGACACCACCGGCAACCACACAGATAACCGTCGCCAGAATCGCCCAGGCAGCGACAAAACTGACGGCCACGCTCTGCGGGTAAATCAGGGACAGTGCCAGCATCAGCGCCAGCGACACGTTCAGCATCAGTGAAAGGGATAATTTCTTCATGGTGTTTACTCCGTTTAAGCCGGTACGCCGCCAGCGGTACGCCAGACGGTGACCAGTTTTTCCAGTGAATGCTCACGCTGACCGTAACCGGCACCCGGCAGGGACGCCCAGATATTGCGACAGCGTGAAATGGCGCGCTCAATGCGTCCCGCCCGGATGTCATCCAGTGCACCGCGTTCGCGGATCAACTGAATGGCAAGTCTGTCCTGTGACAACGGACTGAAATCCGGCAGGGCAAGCTGTTTGCGGTAATGCGGCCAGAACAGGTAAAGCTGCTGATAGCGACCGGAGGCCGTGGATTTTTCACCGCGACGGTTAAACACCTTCGCCGGTCGGCCATGCGCGAACGGGTGGTCACTGTAGTCGGTGAAAATTTCCGGCTTTCCGTCCAGTCCGGTGACTATCACGTCATAGCCCCGGTTTTTCGTCAGCGGATGGTTCGCCGTCCCTTCGGACACTGCCAGCATGTCGAGAAAGGCGGCGATATTCTGATGCGTGTTAATTACCGGCATTACGGTTTCCCCCTGCCCTTAAAGCGGCGCTGAATGGCAATCTCAATCACCTGATAACCGGCGATACCCAGCATGGAGCCGATGCCGCACACCGCAGGCAGTGACAGGTCAGGAAACTGCACCAGAACAACACCGGCAACCATTGAGACAAAACCACCGAGCAACATGCGCCCGATAAACAGACGCGGGGTGATGGGTTCACCACCGGCAAGCACCTTGCCGACAACAATCAGCACCCCAATCATGAAAAGCGACAGGACGCTTTTTTCTTCTGCTGTCATGCGTTACTCCCACAGATTGACAGTTTCAGCCACGGGCGCGGTCTGAACGTCGGGCAGTTCGACGGCGGTGCCGTGCGGCAGCACCGCGCCCAGTTCAGCCAGTCCCGGATTTGCGGCGAGCACGGCTTCGACCACGCTCTCAGTGCGCCCGTAATACCGGACACAAATGGCGTCGAGCGTGTCGCCCTGTAGCGCAAAGGTCTTCATCAGATTTGACTCACGATGCAGCGCGGCTTGTCCTGGATGCGCGCCACTGCCCAGCGCATATCCCGCCACAGCTCATCAATGGTGCTGTCTAAGCTGTCGGCCTTTTTGTCGCCTTTCGCACTGGCATCCACGCCGCGATAACGCTCATAAAGCGACGCGGTCGCCATCGCACACACGGCACGCTCGTAGTAAAAAACTTTGATGCTTTCACCGTCGATGTCGTCCGCCGGGACGTCCGCCAGACGCGTAAAACCGGCGGCAATTTTCTGTTCGCGGTACTCGTACAGCTCCGCATTTGTTTCCGCCATGCCTGACTTGACGGCCTCACGCAGACGGGCGGGGGCGACGGTCTGCTCAAGGCGCATACGTTCCCGGACGCGCTTCGGGTCGATATCGGGAAAAAAGAACGTGTTTTTAATCACCGGCTCGTCGCCTGCCGGTTGCGGGATGACCACCGTACCCTCACCGGACACGGGAGCCTCCTTTCGCGGAATAATCAGCGTCATCATGACTACCTCTGAAAAGTCGGGCGGTGGACGCCGGTGCAGTGTCAGGTGATTCACCGTCACTGACCGGCGTGCCGCCCTGGCGCGGGGCGCATTCGGTTGTTAACTGGCTTTCTTTTTCGGGCGTCCACGTTTTGCCGGTGCCGCACTCCGGGTCTTACGCGGGGCGCGGGTGGCCGCTTTTGGCTGTGGCTCCGGCTTCGGTTTCAGTTCCCGCTCCAGTCGTTCAATCTCTTTTTTGACGCCTGCCTGACAGTCGAGCTGTGTCGCACGTTGCAGGTGCGCCAGCGCACCGGCGGCATCACCAGCGTCACGCAGAAACAGACCGGTGATTTTGTGCAGCTTTGCGCGCACTTCATCAGGCATGTCAGCCGTGGCGGTCAGTTCAAGGGTGTCCGTCAGCAGACGGGTATCCACGGATTCACCGGCAGCGTGAGCGCGCATGGCCGCAAGCGCCACCTCCTCGGTGAACATGTACGGCGGGGTACGGCGGTGTTTACCCGGCATGGTCAGACCGTACTTCAGGGCATAACGGGCAATCTCCAGCGCACCGGCAATATCGCCGGTATCCAGACGCCACAGCATGACCGTCATCAGAATGTCATCCTGTGCGCCTTTGCCCTGCTCCAGCACGCCGTTCACCCACGGCAACCAGAACGGCAGCAGTTCGCGCTTTTTCGCGGCCTTCAGCTCTTTTGAATAAATCGCTTTCAGTGTGCGCTGGTCTGCGGCGAGCTTAACCAGCATCTGCTCATAGACAGTTGCATGTCGCAGCGGGGCGGCTTCCCGCTGCGCGGTCATCGCTGCCGAGACCCGCATCATGTGGCGCTGTGCGGGACTCGTCATCGGTTACGCTCCCGGCTCTGCGGTCGCTTTAGCCGGTGTGGAGAAATCACCGACCTTAATTTTTTCCACCAGACAACCGGCGGCGTAGTCTTCCACCACGTAATCAATGTTCATTGACTCGTAGTTCTCCACGCGGTCGAGTTTCGGGTTTTCCACAATCACGCGGCGATGGCTGTCATCCATGTAGTAGATGGACAGGTTTTCCAGCTTCGTGATGAGCATCGCATCCGCCGGGAAGTACGGGACGCGTACCGCCGGCAGGTTACCGATGCGTTTCTGGCTGATGATGACGTCAGCGGCCAGCATTTCGCTGTTGTCCTGCTCCTTGTTGACGATGGGGAAATACTTGTCCGCCAGTAGCTGACGCCCCACAATCACCACAAGGTCAGGGTCTTCCTGATACCACGGCTCAATCAGGTTGTTGGTCGCATCCATCACCAGTGCATCGAGGCTGGCATAATCACCGCCCTTACCCACGCGGATGACCTCAGAGGTCGTGTGACCTTCCTCGTCAGTAACCTTGCTCATCACGCGCGCCGGGGCTTCATTGCGGTATTTCTGCAGCCAGCCGACCGCCACATCCTGCAGCATCGGATTGCTGCTGCGGTCAGAGGTTTCGGCACGCTTCACGCCGTTAAAACCGGCCATGATGAAATCAAGGGACTGGCGTTTGATAATGGCGTTACGGATACGGAGCTGGAAATCCTGATAACGCGCCCACAGGTCCAGCGTTTTGTAGCGGATATAAAAATCGAAGTTAATCTGGTCGCATTCGTACTTGTTTGACGCCAGCTTCGAGAAGTCCTTCGGCTGACGCTCGGTGCCACCGGCGGTGTCGGTGGTGCTGGCGATGGAGCCGGTGACACCGATGCCAATTTTTTCCCCTTTCATTTCGCTGACCGGCACAATGTTGATGCGGGTCAGAAAGTCAGAGGACTCCTGCATGGTGTTCATCAGGGTCTGGGTGACCGACGGTTCAACGGTGAATTTTTTCGACACATCACCGGCGTCGATGCCGTTCAGTTCGGCAACACGGGACAGGTAGGCATTAAATTTAAAGCGGGTTTCCTGGCGCATAGTTTTTCCTGAAATTAAGGGGTAATCGTGAAGGTTTTCCCGGACTGACTGACGCCGGTCAGCAGTTCGTCATCAGGGCGTCACCGCCACCGCCGGTGGCCTTGCTGCGGCGCTGCTGGGTCAGACTTTCGGTGTGGTCGAGGCTGTTTTTCAGGCGGGTGAATGCCTGGCTGGTTTCATCCGCCCTGTCAGTCACATCCTGCTTAAGTGCGGAAAAGGCGGTTTCCATCTCAGAGAGGCGCTGCTCAGTGGCGCTCAGTTTTTCCTGCACATGTTCAGCAACAGCGGTCACCGCTTCATGCACGTCATTCAGACGGGCGTCATCGCTGGCCTGTTTGCGGCCAAAAATGGATTTCACCTTTTCGGTCAGGGCGGTGAACACGGTTTCAGGCAGGTCTTCAAATTCCAGCTCAACAGGCGTTGCCACTGAAATCAGGTTTTCAGGGCTTAATTTGAAGCGGTTCAGGGGGTTGTGTTTTGCCGTGCGGCAGAATTCCAGGTATTCCGTGCCGAGGCTTGCCGGGTCATCGGTGACGGCCAGCCCCACCAGATAACATTTGCCGGTATTGGCAAAGTTCGGCTGAATTTCCATTGAGGTGTAGACTTTCTGCGCGGCCTTGTTCATCGCGATAAGGTCATCGGTCGGGGTGATTTTCGCAAACAGCGCCCATTTGCCTTTCAGCGCCGAATCGTCGTCAATCTTTTCCGCCTTCAGTTCGACCACATCGCCATAACGCTTAAAAATACCGTCAGGCAGGATGCCGCGCAGATGTTCCAGGTTAATACGGCAACCATAGACACGCGGGTCAAAGGTTTCCGCCATTTCCTGAATATCCTGCGCACTGATGACACGCCCGTCACAGGTGTCACCCTCAACGCCGATACGAAAGAATTTTGAGACTTTTTTTGCCATTGTCAGGAGTCCTGAATAGTGATTAGAGGAGTCACATGTCGGCATCAGTTTCCCGACGATGCGCATCCTCCGCCATCAGTCCCGGATGGCTTATCACTGACACAACAGCACCTTAGCGAATCGCGGGGCGCGACTCAGTAGCCTTGCCGTGTATTCATCACGGCGAGGTATTCATGGCCATCACCACAGACACCACTCTTTTACACGACCCGCGTCGTCAGGCGGCGCTGCTGTACTGGCAGGGTTTTTCCGTGCCGCAGATTGCCGCCATGTTGCAGATGAAACGCCCGACGGTGCAGAGCTGGAAACAGCGCGACGGCTGGGACAGCGTTGCCCCCATCAGCCGTGTCGAAATGAGTCTGGAAGCGCGGCTGACCCAGCTCATCATCAAACCGCAGAAAACCGGCGGGGACTTCAAGGAAATTGACCTGCTGGGACGCCAGATTGAACGACTGGCACGGGTCAACCGTTACAGCCAGACCGGCAACGAGGCAGACCTTAATCCGAACATCGCTAACCGCAACAAAGGCGGGCGTCGCAAACCGAAAAAGAATTTTTTCAGTGACGAGGCCATCGAAAAGCTGGAGCAGATTTTCTTTGAGCAGTCTTTCGAATATCAGTTGCACTGGTATCGCGCCGGGCTTGAGCACCGCATCCGCGATATCCTGAAATCCCGCCAGATTGGCGCGACGTTTTATTTTTCCCGCGAGGCGCTGCTGCGCGCCCTGAAAACCGGTCATAACCAGATTTTTCTGTCGGCCAGTAAAACGCAGGCGTATGTGTTCCGCGAATACATCATCGCCTTTGCCCGGCTGGTTGACGTTGACCTGACCGGTGACCCGATTGTCCTGGGCAATAACGGCGCAAAACTGATTTTTCTCGGCACCAACTCCAACACCGCACAGAGCCATAACGGCGACCTGTACGTCGACGAGATTTTCTGGATCCCGAATTTTCAGGTACTGCGTAAGGTGGCATCAGGTATGGCCTCACAGAGTCACCTGCGCTCGACCTATTTCTCCACCCCGTCCACGCTGGCGCACGACGCCTACCCGTTCTGGTCGGGTGAACTGTTTAACCGGGGACGCGCCAGCGCCGCTGAACGCGTGGAAATCGACGTCAGTCATAACGCCCTTGCCGGTGGGCTTCTCTGTGCGGACGGCCAGTGGCGGCAGATTGTCACCATTGAGGACGCCCTGAAAGGCGGCTGCACGCTGTTCGACATTGAGCAGCTCAAACGCGAAAACAGCGCCGACGATTTTAAAAACCTGTTCATGTGTGAATTTGTTGACGACAAGGCGTCGGTGTTCCCGTTCGAGGAGCTGCAACGCTGCATGGTCGACACGCTGGAAGAATGGGAAGACTATGCGCCGTTTGCCGCCAATCCGTTCGGCTCACGTCCGGTATGGATTGGTTACGACCCGTCACACCGTGGCGACAGCGCCGGATGCGTGGTACTGGCACCGCCGGTGGTGGCCGGTGGCAAATTCAGAATACTTGAGCGTCACCAGTGGAAAGGCATGGACTTTGCCACTCAGGCTGAATCCATCCGCAAACTCACCGAAAAATATAACGTCGAATACATCGGTATTGATGCCACCGGCCTCGGTGTCGGCGTGTTCCAGCTCGTGCGCTCGTTCTATCCCGCCGCGCGCGATATCCGCTACACACCGGAAATGAAAACCGCAATGGTGCTCAAGGCAAAAGACGTTATCCGCCGTGGCTGTCTGGAATACGACGTCAGCGCCACCGACATCACCAGCTCGTTTATGGCTATCCGCAAGACCATGACCAGCAGCGGGCGCAGCGCCACCTATGAGGCCAGCCGCAGCGAGGAAGCCAGCCACGCCGACCTCGCCTGGGCGACCATGCACGCCCTGTTAAATGAGCCACTCACCGCCGGTATCAGCACCCCGCTGACATCCACCATTCTGGAGTTTTACTGATGAGCAAGAAAAAAGGGAAAACACCGCAACCTGCGGCAAAAAAAATGACCGCCAGCGCCCCGAAAATGGAGGCATTCACCTTTGGTGAGCCGGTGCCGGTACTCGACCGCCGTGACATTCTGGATTACGTCGAATGCATCAGTAACGGCAGATGGTATGAGCCACCAATCAGCTTTACCGGTCTGGCAAAAAGCCTGCGTGCTGCCGTGCATCACAGCTCACCGATTTACGTTAAACGCAATATTCTGGCCTCGACATTTATCCCGCATCCGTGGCTTTCCCAGCAGGATTTCAGCCGCTTTGTGCTGGATTTTCTGGTGTTCGGTAATGCGTTTCTGGAAAAGCGCTACAGCACCACCGGTAAGGTCATCAGACTGGAAACCTCACCGGCAAAATATACCCGCCGTGGTGTTGAGGAGGATGTTTACTGGTGGGTGCCGTCCTTCAACGAGCCGACACCTTTCGCGCCCGGCTCCGTGTTTCACCTGCTGGAGCCGGATATTAATCAGGAGCTGTACGGCCTGCCGGAATATCTCAGCGCCCTTAACTCTGCCTGGCTGAATGAATCGGCCACGCTGTTCCGCCGCAAGTATTACGAAAACGGCGCACATGCTGGATACATCATGTACGTCACCGATGCCGTGCAGGATCGCAACGATATCGAAATGCTCCGCGAAAACATGGTGAAGTCGAAAGGCCGCAACAACTTTAAAAATCTGTTTCTCTATGCCCCACAGGGGAAAGCCGACGGCATTAAAATTATCCCGCTCAGTGAAGTGGCAACGAAGGACGATTTTTTTAATATCAAAAAAGCCAGCGCCGCTGACCTGCTGGACGCGCACCGCATCCCCTTTCAGTTGATGGGCGGCAAGCCGGAGAACGTCGGGTCGCTGGGTGATATTGAGAAAGTGGCAAAGGTCTTTGTCCGCAATGAGCTTATCCCGTTACAGGACAGGATTCGGGAAATAAACGGCTGGCTCGGTCAGGAGGTCATCCGCTTTAAAAACTACTCACTGGACACTGACAACGGCTGAACATCGCCGCCTGCGGGCGGCTTTTTTACATCCCGCCATCACGCCCTCACACGCTCACCACCGCACAAAACACCCCGCAGACACACCAACGCCCCAGCAGGCCGACTAAATGCCATCACGACGCGCTCAGGCGCTGAAAAAATAAAATCAGCACCACCGCCTGCGCGCAGTGCTTTCCCCGCCTCGCCCGCCCACTTCATGGGTCGGTTTTAATGCAGGTGCATGCCCGCTACAAATACTAACGAACAGAGCAATATTGGTTAGAGAGGACATAAAAAAACAAATGCGACATCATGCACAAAAATGCATGATGTCGTCAATTCTACGCTACACGGTTTTCCAACATTTTCGCTTTAGCCTCAAGCTGAGTAGCCAACGTATGAAAATGCCTAAAGCTTGGTATATGTCCATCCTCAGCATAAGCTCTGGATATAAGCTGTTGCAAATATGAAGGCTCCATCAATGCTGCTGGATTTTTTTTCGTATACATTGCATTTCTTAAAGCAAGCATACTTTTTAAATAACTCTCGTGATACTTAGCAATTGATCCGTCATAGGCAAGAGGCTTTCCCATACCCTCTGGATCATTGGATGACACATCATAGTGCTCATAATAGTCCAAAAAAGATTCAGTCAACTTATTTGGCGAAATAATGACTCGATTCCCTAGCCCCCACGTTTCTATGCACGGATTTTGAACTATTATATTTACTTCACAATGAGATATATCTATACCAGAAGAATCAATCTTATTTCTAACAAGCTCTCTCCTTGCCTCAACATCCTCTCCTTCAGAGTCTAGCACAACCCAAAAATCGGTAAATTTAGGGTTATCATGTATATCTTTAATTGCATTAATAAGCGTCACATCAATCATACGAGGATATCCCTCGCCGCTTATAAAATAATAGTTGTTTTTATCTATTGCAGACAAACACTCAACTTGCTTTAAAGATGGAGATAGAACGCCTATCCATGCCGGATAGATTCTTCGCTCTGTTTGTCGCCCCTCAGCCAAAATATACAAATTCATCTATCCGCACCATCAAAATAAACGCTTAAATTTATTAATTTAGTAAACGCCTCATGATTGGATTCTTTTAAATTAAAAAAATCCGCAGAATAGTTATCAACAACCCCGGCCTTCCTTGAAATAATTTTCCAGTTATCAAGCGGTATGTTATTTATAATATAAGGATGATGACTCGTCAAAATAAACTGAACATCATTACCATGATGTAGTAGCACATCTGTTATATCATTAATACAGTTAACACCAAAGCCATTCTCGAACTCATCAATTAAGAACACAGTTCCCGTCGGGCTAAGATGCAGATATGCCAGTTGGACAAATGTTTTCAACATCCCGGTAGACATTGAATTGTGCGAAATCCACTCATCAATCCCTCTTTCCTTAACCTTGAGTGCATATACAGAATGAACAAAGAAAGGAATCCCTCTTGTATCAACCTTAACCACCTTTATATCTTCAATATATGGAAAAATCTCCACAAATGAATTTTTAATTTGATGAAAGTAGACTGGTTGTTTTTCTTGACACAAATACAACTTAGCACTCAAAGAGAATGACTTCTCTCTGATATCATTGATGCTAAGCTCTTCATCCTCTGAAGCATCTTTATTTTTTCTAGGAAACACCTTATGCATTTCATCATCATCAACTTGCACAATTCGTGAAAATGACTTGTGTATAACCGAAATATCATCTTCCTCACGCAAGTGATGAACTATACTAACTGTAGAAGCCAGCTTAACTGTTTTACTGTCATTATAAACGATATCATCGCCACTTCTGGTGATAATAATTGAACCATTGATTTTAACTTCTTCTTTTATAATTTTTGGTTCAACCTTGTCGTCATCATCAAAATGAAACATTCCATAAGTAAAATCATCATAATCCTCCAGCGCTTCAAACTCACCAGACCATTGATAATCATTACCTTCAGCATTAAACTCAACGTTCCAGCAAAACCCACTAACGGAATCACCATGTGCGATAGACTTTATTTTATTGATAGAACGAAGTATTTGTGTTTTCCCTACACCTGAAGCACCAACCAATAAGGTCAGTGATTTGAATTCTATTTTATTAATTTTCAATTTACTGTGAGAGTTATATGTCTCCAGTGATTTTATTCTCATGCTTTTTTCCATTTGCATTTACTAGTTACATGAATTTAATATTATATCACAAAAACCAACAAACAACAACCCTACCTTTCATCTCTTTAAAAATAACATTTATTATAATATTGACAGATTCATTATAATAAATTTATATCCTTATCCACGTTAGAATTATTTTATCGAGGCTTCCTGTAATAAAGTAAATCAATCTTTTTTCAACTAACTTACAGCAGGACTATCTGTATGCCTCCCAGGCTTTTATCTTTGCGTTCAGATGCCATGTTGAGCAAGAACAACTCTTATATGGGGTATTTACAATCGTTCCCACCTGTTCAATCTGCCCGACGGTGCTATTTCATGTGGTTTTAACGGGCTTCCGTTTCCTTGCTGACGATTTGGCGTTCTCAGCCCGTGTTTTAATGCGCCCCTGAGCGCCCTCACGACCTCCGGGTCATTCCATTCGATAACACCGTCATCAACCAGATTAAGCACTGCTGCGGCGTGCTCAGAAGGTGTGGGAGCCGGTAACGAAGCATCACCACCGGAGAGCTTTCCACAGTTATTGACAGGACTCCGAGGCGCGGCGATGCCGCTTTTTAAAGTCAAAGGCTGAACGACCGGAACTTTCGGCACAATGCGCCAGTCCGTCGTTCTGGTGATATGAATATGACGCGCGCCGAGATGCGGCGCGTAAATGCCGACCACTCTCTCGACCTCTTCCTCGTACTCGTTAACGTCATCCGACGGGCTACGGGCGACCCTGACAGTCTGACAATCGCGCGGGACATTTGCCCCACCCTGCGCGCTGATATACAGCGCGAAATCGCCACTGTCTGCGGCAGCGCGTGCAGCCTCGACGCGTTCGTCAAACTCATTAGCAATGCTGACGCCGCGAGGCAATTTGCGTAGTTCACGGTAAGCCCCCATTGTCGGCAGGCCAACCGTTTTAAATTGCGGAATGCGCCACGTTGACGCCCATGCGGTAACAGCCGCGGCAGTATCTTTCAGCGGCCTGCCGGTATCGTTATCGAGCTGACCATCCAGTGCATAGCCGTCGATGTTTTTTGAAATGTATTTCGCGATATATCCCGCAGCACCGCCCCGGTTAAGGTGTTTTGCCTGAAAACGGTTTCGCGCAGCTCCTCTTTCGTCTCCATCCTCTTTGAGCGCGTAGCGACGCATGATTTCGATAATCTGGTTACGCTGGCGTGGATTACAAAAAAGCATCATATGCCAGTGCGGCGTTCCGTCGTGGTGTGGCTCGACGACACGCAAACCGTAGACCTGTAAATCATTATCCTTGAATGCCGTGCGCATCAGGCTCCAGATACGGCAGAGATATCGCTGCGCATCCTTTGGATTAAATGCCTCATCATTCCAGCCGTGATTAAGCTGGACGGTTTTACTTTCGCCTTTTCCGACCTGACGTGTCGGGTGATACTTTGACGGCGCGGTCAGCGTGATAAACATCCCCACATCGCCCTCTGCGGCGGCGTAACGCTCAATACCGGCAATAGTGTTCATCAGCTCCATCCGGCGAATTTCAGGATTAGAAATACTGCCCATCACCTTACTGATAAGGTCGATGCGCTCGCCGGTTTCCCTGTTTTCAAGGTCACACGATTTAAGAAATTCCAGATTTGCCTGGCGGCGTGCACGCACATCCCGAATGGCATGTTTACTGGCATAAGGAGAACGGTCTTTATTGACCTCCCCGACAGCTATCAGTAACGCCTCATGCCAGCGCATACGCTGGCCTTTAAGCTGATGAGTCCACCACTCATCGTTAAACAGACGGGCAATGGCAGAATATGCCTGCCTCGTGGTCATCTGTCCTTTACGGTATTTTTTCCAGTAGAGCGGGGAAATATTGAAAGCACGTGCAGCGCCAGCAACATGACCATAGAGGTGAGCCTGCGCCTCATCCGTAAACAGCGATTCTTTTTCGCCATGCGCATCCACCCAGGCATCGCTGAGTTCCTCATACATCATGAAAAGCTGCGATGAGATACGGGCAGCAAACTTTTTCAGCTCCTTGTCATTCATTCCCGGCAGGCGCGCATAGTGGTCACGCTCTGCCAGAAACAGCAACGACGCGTCGGTGTTCATTTCATGGCGCTGATTCACACGCTCAATGCGCGGCCATAAACGACGCTGAAAAGTGGATGTGAGGAAATAAAACCCGTGTACCGGGCTTTTATTGCGCCGGATGTAGTCATAGCGTGAAGTAAACAGCGAGCGCAAAAAGTAAGGCAGGCGGTTAATCGTGGATAAAACACCTTGCACCTGACGCATCTCGTCACGTGTAAGGGGTCTTTCGCGCCCGACGGCCTCGCGTGGCGCGTTCCATGCATAAGCACCGGTAAACGCCTTACCGGTGCCTGCAGCAAATGCTGAAGGAGGGACAAAACGCCCGGAGGCTTTAACGGCCATATGAGCCAAAAGCCTCTGAACAACGCCTGCTGAGTTGCTCAACCTGCGCGTTTAAATCAGCAAAAGACTTTGCGCTTCCGGTCAGAATATCGTGATGCATCAGGCCGGAAACGAGCTGGCTTAATTTCGGATAATAACCAACCACCGCCAGCCATTCCTGACCGGCGTTTTTACCGCTTTCCGCTCTCTTTTTCTCGTGGAGAATAAACTGAAAGCTGTCACTGGTAACGACATAACGTTCGCCAATTTCAATACGAATACTCATGCCGTTCTCCGGTAATGTTTGTTTTTTGCTTCAAAGACTGACTGGCAGGAAACACAACGCGTGGCTGACGGATAAGCCGCACGACGGGCAGCAGGTATTGGCGCGTCACACTCTTCGCAAACCAGCGCAGAAACATCGCAATGCTTTACCCTTGCCGCGTTAATCTGGCGCTCCAGTAATTCAGCCTGTTGTTCCTGAATAAAATCTACGTTGTCCGGCATTACCAGCTCCTTTTGTCGTTAAGTTTTTTAAATTCATCAGCGCAATAGCTGGCAATTTCTGTCGTTAATTTCGTCAGTTCGTCCACGGAGGAGATTTGCTTGTGAAATACAGCGCGTTTAACAAGTAAATTGACCACATCAGACAGGAGATTTAATTCGTTCTGATAAATCGCGATAACAGACTCAGTTATTTCGCGTTTTTCTTTATCAAGACCAAGTTGAATAAGAGATAAATCGCCATTTTTCATAACGGCGATTTTTAAGGCGTTATTCAGTAATACAACTGAACGAGAACAGGACATCAAAGCACCTCCCCGCGAGACAATCCGATATTGTGAAATTTTTCCGACTCCTGACTGAGCAGCTCGACTATCTCCACGCGGGATAACTCCGCCTTTGTGATGTGGCGAATCATGGCGTCAAGATGAGAAGAAAAGCGCGTCGCTGCGTCGGCCTGTGCTTCGGTTCTGGCCTGTTGCAGCAGTAATGCGTATTTACCGCACTGATTTTCAGAAACTGTATGCATGACTTTCTCCAGGCAAAAAGAAGCCCCGCACAATTAAGTGCGTTAAAAACTCTGGTTAATTACTTAATGCAGATATTGCTCTGGTTTTACCGACGTCAGAATTGTCGGTGCATACTCAAACAGGCTGAATAATTCACGTAATGCACGGAATAAGGCATCACGCCAGTAACATGATTCTTCATTAATTCGCCAGTATGGCTGGTTGAATTCTTTTTCAGTCAATCCGGCATGCATAAATAAAGTACGGCGCTGACTGACAGTTAAAAAGCTAATATATGCATACTCACTTGCACCGACCTGACGGCGTTTTGAGAATGCCCCACGCAGTTCATCAATTGCACATACCAGTCGTTCACGTTCGACGTCGTTCATTTCTTCAAAACGCATCGTTGCGTGACGCTGTTTTAACTGCGCATGAAAGCAAACCGTTAGCCGTTCGCGCTCCATCATCTGATTATAATAATCACATGTATCCTGCCAGCGAGGGACGGCAAGATGCTTGCCAATTATCCGGCGCATAGCTGCTGGCTGTTTTTCAACGAGATTAAGCGTCATCACTGTCATTTCCATACCCTCCGGCTTTTCAGAAAGGTCAGAGCCTTTTTTAACGGACTCTGTTTTTTGGTGCGGATAATGATTCCCTTACGCCCCTTACCGTGGGTGATGGTGAAGTCAATCGCCCTGGGGCTTTCGTTACGCAATAACTGAGCAATACAACGAGGCTCGTTCATCCTTTCCACCTTAAGCCGCACGGCCATGTCTTGATTTGCTGTAACTAATGCGATTTTTCCAGTCATGCCATTCTGTCGGAGCTTCATCAACTAGCTGGGCTGCGTACTTGTCCCACTCACGACGATTAATCCATAACTCAGCATGACCGCCCGGCTTTAATGGGTCCGTCATATAAAAGGCTGGTAACTTGCCTGCTTTCGCCATTTCAGCAACAGCACGAGGCGTCTTACCGATGTAAAGAGCAAAACCCTCTTTCGAGAGCAAATCCGACGGTGCGGCTGCAAGTTTGATGTCACATTTTTTACTTTTTGTGAGATCAGATACTTTTTCTCCAACATCGTTATTCATTTCTGATCCAATACTCATTTTGATATCCTCAACTTTGGTGCCATTCAATCAGAGCTATTTGAAGCCGCTCTGCGTTGTTCTGGCGTGTCGCATACAACATAAATTACGAGATACGACAATTCATGTCAAATACACAAATCACATCTCAAGCAGAGAAACTCGCACTTATTCGGGAATCAGAAAGAATGACAAGGAAGCAAGTTGCTGAATTAACTGGAATTAACTACAACACCTATGCTGGATATGAGCAGGGAAAAGTAAAGATGTCTTTTGACGCAGGTATGAAATTTTTCAAGCCAGAAAGATTTCGCAAGTACCGTGACTGGTTCATGTTTGATGAAACTGATCCCGCTGGCGGACAAATAGCCCCGGCGCTCGCGCACATTGGGCAAGACTCAACAACCTTGCACCACTCAGACCAAAAGACTGGCTGACGATTTATTCAGCATATGTGTGCAGTAAATGTACGAAAGAAAATTGCATTAATTTTCAAGTAGTAGAAGTAAACAGCGTCATCGGAGGGCTTTATGTCTATTAAAAAGCTCGATGATGGTCGTTATGAAGTGGACGTCAGACCGCAGGGTGCAGATGGAAAACGTATCAGGCGGAAATTTAAAACTAAAGGTGAAGCTCAAGCATTCGAACGTCATGTTCTGGTTAACTACCACAACAAAGAGTGGTTGGAGAAGCCGGCCGACCGCCGAACTCTTACAGAGTTGTTAGGCAGATGGTGGATATATCACGGAAAATCACATGAGCGTGGAGATATTGAACGAGGGCGTTTGACGACAATAATCGCCAAATTTGCCGAGATGGGAGTGTCCAGGGCGGACCAGCTAACAAAGAAAACGATAACTGATTATCGCGTTGTAATGATGAACGATGGCCTAAAACCAGCCAGCGTAAATCGGCATCTGGCAATAATGAGCGGGATGTTCACCAAGTTAATTGACGCCGGTGAATATCACTCTCACAACCCGTTCCGTGAGGTTAAGCGGTTACGTGAAGCTGTTACGGAAATGGCTTTTTTGTCCAGTGAAGAGATTACGCGGCTGTTATCCATGCTTGATGGTGATGAGTTAAATGCAACTCTGGTCTGCCTTTCTACTGGTGGACGCTGGAGTGAAGTGTCTAATTTGAAAGCTGAACACATCATTAACCAGATGGTTACGTTTATGAAAACTAAAAACGGAAAGCGCAGGACAATTCCCGTTTCGCAGGACCTGATTAAACGGATCAAGACCAAAAATTCAGGCAGGCTTTTTAATGCCAGTTACTACAAAGTGCGCAACGCTCTCAGGGAAGTAAAACCCGATTTACCTGACGGACAGGCAGTGCATGTTTTGAGGCATACATTTGCCACACATTTTATAATGAATGGAGGTAACATAATCACATTGCAGCGCATCCTGGGTCATTCTAACATTCAGCAAACTATGACCTACGCACACTTTGCACCGGATTTCTTACAAGATGCTGTGACTCTTAACCCGGTGTCAGGAATGTCCATAATGCGTCCATAA